CTTGATGAAATGTCTTTTTCACCCTTCAGCATACTTTCATAAAGCATCTTAAAGTATTCATCAACAAGACAAAGATTGTAATAGGTAGAAAAGGTATCAATGACCTCTTTCCTTCTTGACCTCTTAAGTTTACCCTTTTCATCTCTTACTGGCCTACCTAAAGAATCTGGTATAGCAACATACGCAAAGTTCTTAACCACCATATCGAAGAGTTGACCCCTAAAAGGTTTCACTATACGATTTCTTCTTCTTGAATGACGAGTCATATTATTCTCCTTAATTAATTATAACAGGGAGAGATATAAAGGATTTATTAAACTAATCTTCGATCAAGTAGCCCATTCTTTTTAACTTGATCGCAAGGCTTGCAAGTTTAAGAGGATCATTAGAACTTACCACTATTTTGTGGTCTTCTATGATGGCAACATCCCAATCTTCTTTTTGAAGACTCCTAATGAATTTTTCTCCAAAGGGATACTCTTGAGGATGTATTGTTATATCGTAACTTTGAGTCATAACCTCATTAACCCATTTTTGAACTAAGTCTTTGGGTAAAATCTTATTCATAATATAACTCTCTTCTTTTGCTCCTCCTCAGAAACCACTCTCAATAAGGTGATATTTTCACTAATAATCTTAAATGTTTTGTATACATCTTTCAACTTGGGCGAGTGTTTCATAGCTTTCAAACATTTAAGGTATCTGTACCTTACCTTTCCTTGGGTATCTCCGACTATCCGAGCGACATAACTTTGACTAGAGTACAAATATAAAAGAACTAAAACTTCTATGTCTTTTGGATCTGTAAAGAAACTAGCTAAGGTTTTTCTAAGTTCACTTTCCTCATATATCTCTATTTGCGAATAGACCCTCAATCTCTCTAAACCTCGATTGACCCTGTAATGAACATTGGGTTGTGTGTACCCAAATATTTTACCTAAATAAGCCTGACTTAATCCATGAAGCAGATGAAGTTCTACCATATCGGCTTCTATAGGAGAAATGTTACTCATATGATTGAGAATATTTTGGATGGAATCTTTTTGTTCCTCCGTTATGTGTCGAGGTGAGGGACAAGTATGCAATCCCTGAGAATCAGAGAAAATCTGCTCCATTAATCTTTGATCCATTTCAAGTTCCTTCTACAGATAAACAGTCTATAGTGTAGAGGATTTCCACACTGCGAAAATTGAGCCTTATGGAGTACATTCTTATGTCTTCATTTCTCCAAGTTAAAAGAACCTCACCCTCAAACCCCTTAAAAGGACCCGCTTTTACCCTAACTTCATCCCCACATTTAAAAGAACCCCCTAAGTTATCCGCTCTTTTAATCATGTGTTTGAGTTGTTTATCTGAGATGACCCCTTTACTAATCATTTTAGAATGTTCATCTATTTGACTAATGATATTAAAAACTAGACCAACTTGCTTTAACCTATAGTAATCAGAAGCTCCATAACCACACTTTATGAAAATATACCCCTCCATCAACCAAATAGGGTCTTGGTAGCTTTGCTTTATAATAGGAATGTATATGTCATCTTCGGTAAAAGATGTTTCATAAACAATACGACTTTTCAGGGTGCCGTTGATAGCTTCATCTTCGCCTTTAGATGATAACTCCAAGACCACCCAAGAAGTTTCTCTCATAAGTTGCTCACGGTAAAAGAATTTAGATAGACACTATCCCTTTTACCATGTTAGTAAACTCTGTGAGAGAAAGAGTTTTTTTATTCTGGTCAAATTGCGGTTCTTCTTCTTTAATCGTTATTTTTTCTTCAATTTTTTGTTGTTGCACTACTGGAAAACTTATACCCCCTATTTTCCATTTTAAAACATCGCACTTAAACATACCTGCAGTTGGTCTAATCGGTCGACTTGCTAAGTTGTCTGCAAGACTCAACAAAGGCATACCATGACGATTCCAAATCTCTTGTAACATTTCCCTATTCCAATAGGGTGGGGGAATGCCTGCCTTCATTCCCAATGAAATCGAAAACATACAAGCAGATTGCAAACGATCATATGCAATACCTACAGGAGTCGATTGCAATAACTCATCTATAAGACTTAAACATTTAGCGTTATCTTCAAGTAATAGATTACATATCACATCATTACGATCTACATGAAGATAAGCTCTTACACCTTGTAATCCAACCACCCCATCATTTGATGAAGCCACTCCCTCAATAGCTTTCAAAGCATCTCTAATATGACCCTCTGTAAAGTCCGCTATTAAAACAAGTGCTTCTCGTTCATACTTAAAACCTTCCCACTCACAAACTTTTTGTAGTCGATCTGCGATCTCTTCTGAATCCACATGACGAATGATAAAAGCAGGGGCACAACGACTCAGTACCGTCTGTCTCATCTTTTCTGGTTCAGTGGTCGCAAAAATACAGACGAGTTTCTTATCAAATGATCCACGATCATTTTCTTCCATCGGCTTGAGCAAAGCGTCTAGTGCGTCTTTAGATAATTGGTGTGCTTCATCAAAGAGGTAGAGTTTCTTCTTTCCCGAGAAAGAAGCATAACCAAGCTCCTCAAGCAACTTCTTTACATCTGCCTTACCACTGTTCGTGGCTGCATCCACCTCAATAAATGAATCATGGCTACCCGATAACATTGCTTTACACGAATGACATTCATCGCAAGGTTCTCCATTTACAGGGGAACTACAGAGTAAAGCCCTAGCCATAATACGACCTAGTGTGGTTTTACCACTACCATAAGGCCCTGCAAATAGATAAGACTGTCTCCACCCTGCGTCTGACTTGATAAATCCTTTAAGCGTTTGAATGGTCGCTTTTTGACCTAAAACATCTGTGTAAGTTTTAGGTCTGTATTTGGTGTCTAAGGACATTTTCTATTCCTCTCCTAGATAGTACCTATACCTTATACTATTTAGGGGAGTAGAGAGGTCTTTTATTGTTAAAGTATGTTATCAAAACTCTCTGTTAACAGAATGTTCATAAGAGCGTCTTTATCTACGATGTTTGAAGAGAAACTTACGAGATTAAGTTTTTAAAAAACTTGGTCATTTCTCTCTCGCTTTTGTGGAAATCTTCAATAGCTTGCTCACCGTCTTGATCGGCAACTACAAAGAACAGACTTTTATGATCCATAAGATCATCATTTTCACCATAAACAAGAAGATATGTGATACCTAACTCTCTATCATAACCTTCTTTAAGAACTTGTGTATAACAGTCTTTTAAGCGACAATTGAGTTCACTGGCGATTTCTCTCATAGCTCTTAGAGAGAGTTCTGTAGCTGTAGAGCGACTTACTTGTAAAGCAGACTTTTCACCACTAGCAACACGCATTACCTCACCATAGAATCGTCTTAACTGCTCAAGAATAAAAGGAGCTTTAACCTTGAATCTACGAGTTAGTTTTTTAACAATCTGATCTGACTCATATCCTTCTTCTACAAGGTCATGCAAAGCACCATAGAAGTCATGTTGTCCACCCGAAAAAGGAATGTCATCATAAGCGTTCGGAGGGATCGCTTTTGACCTTACCTTTTCCAAGTCTCTTGGCATGATGTTGCGAGATGGTCTGCGAAACATATCTCTTGGAACTCTTCGTCTTGTTTTACCTGCTTCTCTTTTACAAGTGCAGTGCGAACACCCACAACCACTAGCACATCTTCTCAGACTAGCTTGTCGGAAAGAGTTAGTCTGAGGTTTCATCCCAATACGATACATGATTGCACGAATACGCTTTAAATCCTGGTCAGTGAGACTTTCATCCTCACCAAGTCTCCTCATGCAATCTTCAATGAACTCTTTGTTGTGATCTGGGCGTAGGCGTTCATTAGCGATAGCTAAGATGTCCAACTTCTCTTGGTTATCAGTAGAGATAGTACGCTTAGTCCAGTTTTCTTCTTGGAAGATCTCATACTCGACTGGCTTCTTATCTAAGAAGAGAAGCCCACCCTTCTTCTGAACCTTGAAATACTCAGAGAGTAGATCCTCTGCACCTCGATTAGCTTCAAAGCAAAGTTTCCTATTATCATCTTCACTTCGTGCAATGACGAGAATACCCTTACTTACACCCTCCTCAAGACCTTCAGCCCAATCTGGAATACCTTTGTATTTCTTTAAGAGTTTTCTCGCAATCTTTTCTGGAGACTTTTTGCTTAACGCCAAGTAAGTATTCCCCATTTCAAGAGTCTTTATCTTCCCTTTTGGGTAAGAACCTTTATATCTAGGAGTTGGCAAAAGAGCATCATTTAAAGCGGGTATTGATCTTTTAGCACGGAAAGCATTAGCCGCAAATTGAAGACCCAGTAATGAAAGACGCTGAATAGTTTTCTTATTCAGTTTAACCATAGGGATGCCGAGTGATCTGCCCTTATAGGATTCACTTGTGTAATGTGTTTCGCCACTAAAAATAGGTGCATATTCTGGATCGTAGGCACTCCTCTTAATCTCAAACACTTCACCATTGGAAGGTTGGATTAGATCACCACCAGAGTAAATAGTGTCATCCCAAGAAAACCCATCAACAAGATCTTGAGTTTCCCTTTCTTCTCTCTTCATATCTCTATAGGCATCCATACCCATATCTTTGATATAATCGTAGTCTTCTGCATACCTTTTCATTGATTTTCTCCATTGGTTTGAGGTTAAGTGAGATCACTTATGAGTAGCCATAAAGAAACTATAAAACCCTAGATACGAAAAAAACCCAAATCCCAAAGGGAAATGAGGTTCATTCTAGTATCTTATTGAGAGGCTTCAGCCAAACGATCTTTGATGATCCCCACATACTCCCCCTCTATTTCAATGCCTGTATAATGGTATCCGAGCTGTTTAGCCGCAACTAAGGTTGTTCCACTTCCTGCAAAGGGGTCGAAGACTATGTTATCCTCAGATTTGGGTACTAGCGTAACAATCAACTTCTTAATTAACTCAAGGGGCTTTACGGTGCAATGAGCATATTTCTTCTCTGATTTGCTGTAATAGCCTTCTAGTATATTTGACTGAAAAGAACCGTCTTCGTTGATTGTTTTGAAGACCCCTACACCTGTTTTCTGAAGAGTTTCCCAATAATTCTTTAGTAAAGGTTTTTGAACTAAGACTATTGATTCCCATTCATTTCTAAAGCAAGTATGCCAACCATCCCATCTCTCTGCATCGGGATGACCCATCTTTTCAAGTTTTCGCTTAAGATTAAGCCCTTTTGGTATGCCAGAATGCCTTCTGTATACTAGAATATCTCGTGTATAGAAACCAGCCTCTTCTAAGGCAACTTGGACATGAGCGATTGTTCTAGTGCTGTTGAAAACAGCTACAGGTGCCCCATGCTTGCAAACTTTGAATAATGCCTTTCCCCATTCTTTACACCAATCTGTATACTCTATCACATTATCTTGATTTCGCTTATACCATCTTGCGTTACGCACCCCTCCTGCGAGTCCACCCCCATAGGGGATGTTCTTTATCAGAGTTTTACTGTCCTTGATCCTATCTAACCTACGACTGATTTCTTTATCATCCCAATTTCGACCTATAAACTCATAGTTGTATGGGGGATCTGTAATGCAAGCCGCAATAGAATCGTGGGGCATTTCAGACATTACTGAAATGCAATCGCCTTGGATTATCTTATTTTTGAATTCCATGATTCATCCCTGTCTATCAAAAATGTTCGGTTGTCTCTAGCCAACCAACGACCTACTGTACTCGCACCACATACAAAAAAACCCCAAATCCCGAAGAAGATGAGGTTCATTCTAAGATCTCTTACACCTAGCCTAATGACTAGGTTATAAAGTATTAAGTGCGAGATTGGTGATACTTGTCCTTTATGTGAACAAGGGATCAACCACTAATATCTTGGACCTAATTCTATTTGCCACTGAGCCTGAAAGTGTTGTACTAACTGATTACCTTTTAATTCTAAGTCGTCCGAACGAATTTCAAAATCTTCATAAACATCGTAATATATGTCATCTCTAGTATTGTTTCTTGCGTTATCTCTAATCGCTTCTAAATCAAAATGCCTCGCCTCTGGTTCATCATCATCAAAGTACCAATGTTCAGTCCAGTTTCCCTCAACATCTTCCGTAAGGTATTCAATGATTTCCTTATCCGTAACACTTACTCCTAATCTACTTGTAAGAACTCTAAACTCTTTAAGAATAGACCTTGTATCTAAAGGAATATAGAAATCCGAAATGATATATTTATACTTACCGTTAAACTCATCAACCTCAGTTTTTCCGACCACAACATATTTTTTGCCGTCTTTACCCACTGAGAGGACACTCTTTTCAAGAAGTTCAATGACTTTATCCTCAAAGTTATTTTCAAGACGATCAAGACGATAATATAAACTATCTCTGGACGACTTTTTCTCAAGGTGAGCAATCCTCATATCTAGGTTTCTTAAGATTTCACTGGCTGATCTTCTCATAGTATTTCTCCATTGGTTTGAGGTTAAAGAGATCACTTATTGATAGGTATAAAGAAACTATAAAACCCTAGATACGAAAAAACCCCAAATCCCAAAGGGAAATGAGGTTCATTCTAAGATCTCTTACACCTAGCCTAAAGACTAGGTTATACAAGCTAACTATTAAAGATTAGCGTTGTACAGTAAGACGAGCAAGACCACGAGGGTTATATGCACCGATACCAAGATTCTCGAATACTGAGAAACCAATTGTACGAGCTTTAGGATCGTCAGCAGAAAGGACGGTCAACTCAGTACGAACAGGGATACGACCAAACATCTCTGGCTCACAGCACACATAAACAGTTCCAACAGGAACAAGACGGCTAGTGATGATCTGAGCACCCCAAAGAGTAGCTTGAAGACCTGTTTTGAGAAGTGCCGCTTGGCTCTCGATGTCGAGAATATCTCTACCAAACTTACGAATGTCTGCATAGTCACGAGCATTCATAAATACACGAGCAACACGCAAGTCATGTCTTTCAATGAGACTGTATGCGTCAGCAAGAACAGCACCATTAAGAGGAGCGATGACAGGAATGTCTGCATTAGTTTGACCTGCAACTGAATCGAACCCATTTGCCGCTACTGCGTCAAGGATAGCGAATACACGCTCGTCCTCAGCAGCTTGGATTTGAGCCCTAGCAAGATCTTGAGCACGCTCGATGAGGTCAAACCTACGCTCTTTGATCTGTGTGAGTGGGATCTCTGGGTTAGAAGCAATCTCAAACAAAGGAAAGATAACCCTGCGTGGTTTGGTGATTGCAAGAATGTTTTCACCTTCTTCACCAACTACGAACGCAGTTACGTCTGGGTCTTTGTCATAGATAGGTAATGCACCGTCTGGAAGTTGCTCGACTAAGAAAGTCTTACGACCAACAGAGGTGTAATCACGGCGAAGACGCAATGGTTGAGTCATTGAAGCCGCAAGTTTTGCACGACCTTGAGGAGTTTTGATGTAGTCAGAAATGATCTTCTGTTTTACCGCATTATCAACTGTATTACTCATATTAATCACTTCCTTTCAATTAAATGCGTTGATCGTAAACCAACTCATCAGAAGTTGAGTCGGGAGCGATTTTAACGATACCAATAACAGTGTTATCATTTCCATGATCATTGTCATTAGCAACTTCTGAGGTCAAGAAACCATTAACAGACGCAATAAGTTGAACACCTGGTGCGTATGGAATGGTAAGAGCCGCTGCAGCGTCAAGACGGCCTGTCTCATAAAGTAGGTTAGCGAAAGTACCTTGTGCAGAAACATAAGGTCCACGGTTAGACGCAACGCCTGGTTGATTCTCAAACGCATTTCCTGAAGCGTTGTTGATGAATACACCAAGTACACGCTCAGTCGTAGCAGCGGCTTGTGCCGCTCTAGTAGTTAAAGGTCCACCATGCTCGTTTGATGTGCCTTTAGTGAAAGCGATAGAACCACTAAGTACACCCAACACATTGGTCAAAAGACCTGGTGCTTGAGTTGTTTCGGTGATAGCGGCATCAGTACATACGGGGTTTGACTGAGTGAAAGCAGTGCTGTGTAGTTGACCTACAGTGTTGCGAACACCTACATGAAGGATACGCAACGCAGAGCTTGACTCTGTAAAACCACCACTAGCTTGTCCAAGTAGAGCCATGAGATTTCTCCTATTCAGCTCGTACTCTCTGTTTTCAAGAGAGTAGTGTAGTTAAGATAAGGGTGGTCTTACAACCAACCCCGAAAGAGTTTCATAATAATAGCGTAATGCTATAAACAAACTATTAAAGTTTTTATTTAATCTTAGCCGAAGAACTTACTTACATCAGGAGCAGATTCCCAAAGTTTAGAAAGTTCATCAGAAGCACTTGAAGCCTCACGACTGATGTTTCCAAGAGTCTTAACTGCCGCTTTACGAGCAGATTTACGAGGGCGATAAGAAGCTTTCTTCTTAGAAGTTTCTTCTTTCGCTTCTTCTTTCGCTTCTTCCTCAGAATCGTCATCAGAATCATCATCAGAATCATCATCAGAGGTATCATCTGAATCTTCTTCTTCTTCTTCTTCAGCCGCAGTGAAGATTGAAGCAAGTCTCGGATCCATTGCGATAGTTTCTTCTGCGTCCATATCAAGACCCATTACATCTTCGCTACCCATAGTCATTTCTGCTTCAAGGTCTGCTTCAAGGTCTGCTTCAAGATCTGCTTCATGGCCTTCTTCTGCGGTATAACCATAGTTAGGGTCATTTTGCTCACGAGTTTCGTCTGCTTCTAGCTCTGCAAGTAAAGAAGCCATCTCAGTGTCAGCGGTGGCGTCCATATCTGCCATGTAAGCAGTAAGAGCTTGAGCAAGACGCTCGATCTTTGCAAGACGCTGAGTAGGTTCACCCTCTGAGGGCTCACTCTCTGGAGTAGTGTCGATGTCAAGTTCTGGATCTTCACCTTGATAATCAGTACCAACTTGTACTGCGTTATCAGCAAGTTTACGAACTTTACGAGCAAGACGAGCGTTTGCCGCTTTAAGAGTAGCGATTTCTTCAGCAAGAAGTTCTGCTGGAGTTGCTTCAAGACTTTCCTCAGCTTCTAGTTCTGCGAGAATGGCAGAAATGTCATCAGACATATGATCTTCTGACATATGTACAGACATATGATCTTCTGACATATGTCCAGACATGTGATCTTCTGACATAGACATCTCTTCAGCGAAAGACTCACCAAGACCTTGAGCTAGTTCATCACGAGAAAGCATTCCATCATCATCAAGATCAAGAGCGTCAAAGATCTCATCAGAACCACCGAACTCGTCCATAGAAATCATTTCATCGCCATCAATGTCATACTCATCGAGCATACCATGACCCATGTGGTCTGCACCTCGACCAAACTGAGCAAGACCTGCTTCTAGTTCTTCACTAGCATTATCTGGTCCGGTGAAGTCAAGACCCTCGTCATAACCTGTACCAACTTGTACTGCATTGTCTGCAAGACGAGCAACACGAGCATTAACGGTACGATTAGGGAGATCCATGAAACGAAGTGCAAGATCTTCGATCTCACTTTGAGAAGCATTACGACCTAAACGACTCTCAGCAATGCGAATACATTTAGCCGCTTTACGCTCCATAGCTTTTTTAAGGTTTTCTTGGCGAATATCGTCAGTAAGAGCATAATCTTCAACGATCTCTTCAGTTGCGGCAGGGTGTTCTGGCTCCCAACCTACAGAAGCGGGTGCGGGACCTGAACGATATGGTCCTTTACGAACACCCTCACCAAACTCTGAATCAAAACCATATTGGTCAACAGAGGGTTGGTCAGATGAAGCAGGATGACCGAAGTGATCCCAACCTAGATTATCATATCCTGGCAAACCAGAGTTAGCACGGCGTTGGCTTCTTCTTTTACGAGCAAGCTCTGCCCTGCGAGACATACGAGAACGAGAATTCCTAGACATAAGGCAATTCCTTTCTTGGGGTGAAACAGGGCATTTATTTCTGCCCGTACGAGTTAAGGGAAAGTAGTTTAGCTAACCTCACAAGACGCAAAGTGTCTTGTTTAGATAATTTTTTACCATTCAAATAAGTAGCTTGTTCTAGGTAATCTACAACGCCATTATACTGGGAAGTAGTACCTAGTTGACTTGCTAACTTATAGATGTGTGTTGGGATTTGAACATCACAATGACTATTAACTAAAGAGACATTCAATACAGCTTCTTCAACAGACTTAGCAGTCTTTACAGAAGCGTCTAAAAGGCTCATATACTTTTTAGCAGTAAGCCCACCTTCTTTTATAATCGTGTCATTTTGCTCAACAACAGACTTATCAATAGGTGGGTTCATTACCTCTTGAGCCTTTTCAGATTTGATTTCGTTTTCCAACTTTTGTCGAAAGCGATCAACA